CCATTCTTCTGAAAGGAGATAAGTAATATGGCCACTCCAATTTTGCTAGATGAATACCGCGACCTACCCACTAAGCAACAGGCGAGCCTGATGATTGATGANTCAGTCACCGCAATGGAGTGCCTGACAGAGCTGTTAGAGGCAGCAGGCCGGGAGAAAGTGGAAGCGGACAAAGTGGCTAAGCTGATGAAGCTGCATGTGAACAACATTCAAGCTTGGTCTATCGAAGCCAGCGAATAAAACCACCGCACCAAAGCCCAGCCACAGCGCTGGGCTTTTTTATCCAGAACAAACCCTTTACGTTGTCAGCATACTCCCTACAACCACACCAGATAGCCCACCCCGCTGCAACGCTGCAAACTTGGCGGCATGAGAGAGAAGATTGCAGAGCTAAACCGCCGTATAGACAACATGATTCGCATTGGCGTTGTTGAAGAAGCCAAAGCGGGCAAGGTTCGTGTGCGTACCGGCAAAATACTAACCGACTGGCGGCCATACCTGGTTCAGCGCGCGGGCGCATCGAAGCGCAGCTGGCGTATTAGCGTTGGCGAGCAGGTCATGCTGCTGTCACTGTGTGGCGACTTAGCCAACTGCTATGTACTGCCTGCAATTAACTCGAACGAAAACCCAGAGCAAGATGACCACGAAAACCGTGACCACATTACCTACCCTGACGGCGCGGTGATTGAGTACGACCCAGAAACCAGCTTCCTGAAAGTGACTGGCGTGAAGAACGCAGAAGTTCAAGTCAGCGAACGGGTTAAGGTCGACTGCCCTGAAACGGAAACCACTGGCAACTTAACGGTGGGTGGCAATGCAATTGTGAAAGGCACGACAGAACTTCAAGGCGCGGCCACTATGAAGAAAACCGCAACCATACTGGGCGCACTGGCAGCAAACGGCGGCGCAAGCGTTGACGGCGGCCTTAAGATTGATGGCGATGACTATTCAGAGCACCAACACGCAGGTGTTACTTCAGGCTCTGGCACTACTGGACCGGTGGCGTAATGGCATGGCACGGAATGAACCGGAGCACCGGCAAAGCGATTGATGAAACGGATCACATTCGCCAGTCAGTGCGCGACATATTAACCACGCCAATTGGTAGCCGCGTCATGCGCAGAGACTACGGCAGCTTGCTTTTTGAATTGATAGACCAGCCAGTTAACCGGGCGAATCGGTTGCGACTGATGGCGGCCACGGTAAGCGCACTGACCCAGTGGGAGCCGCGCATAAATGTTACCAGGCTGGACCCATACCATGACCAAAACGGCCGCGTAATTATATCAATGGAGGCCGAGCGCGTGGACACAGGCGAAATGATAACGATTGCAGGCATACAGGTGAACGAATGACGACAAACCGCTTGATTGACCTTTCAAAGGTGCCAGTGCCTGACATTATTGAAACGCCAGACTTCGAAGAGAAGTACCAGGCACTGAAGACCATGCTGATTAATCTTGATCCTGATTATGCGCAATCGCTCAGCTTGGAATCTGACCCTGCAGCGCGCCTTTTGCAGGTATTCGCATACCGTGAAATGTACCTAACAGCCCGCATTAACGACGCTACGCGCGCCAATATACTGGCAAGCGCAACTGGCAGCGACCTTGACGCATTGGCAAGCCGCTATAACATCGAGCGCTTAACTATTCAGCCTGCGAACCCTGACGCCAACCCGCCAGAACCTGCAGCAATGGAAGACGATGAAGCGTTACGCCGCCGTGTACAAATGACGTTTGACGGATTAAACACAGCTGGCAGTATCGACGGTTATATTTTCCACGCGCTGGGCGCTAACGGCTTAGTTCGTGACGCACTGGCCACCAGCCCACAACCTACAGAAATAGAGCTGACTATTTTAAGCAACGAGGGAAACGGCCATTCCAGCGCCGAGCTTATTGAATCTGTGCGCGCCCACTTTGGCATTAGCGCGGATGGCACCCAGCAGCTAGGCACCTCAAAAATTCGGCCACAAGGCGACCGTGTTTCAGTGCAAAGCGCATCCATTATTAGCTACCAGGTGGAAGCCACCATATACCTGCAGCAAGGACCTGACGCCAGCGCAATCAGACAGCAAGCAATCGCTGCAGCGCAGAAGTACGCAGATGAACAACATCGCTTAGGCGCCGACATAACCCGCAGTGGATTACACAGAGCGCTTCACCAGCCCGGCGTTGACAATGTTGAGCTGCACGAGCCCGAAGAAAATATCAGCGTAAGCGCTACACAGGCGGCCTACTGTACGTCAATCGACGTCAATAGCGAGGTAAGCAATGGCTAAGTCATTATTGCCACCCAACGCCAGCGCGCTGGAAAAAGACCTTGAACGCATTATTGAAAGCAGCACTTCGCTGCCCGTACACATACGCGACCTATGGAACCCGGACACCTGCCCCGCGGAGCTTCTACCTTGGCTTGCATGGGCCTACTCAGTAGACTACTGGAGCGACCACTGGGGCGAGCACACCAAGCGCCGAGTAGTTAAGAACGCATACGAGGTGCACAGATTCAAAGCCACACCCTTTGCGGTTCAGCATGCGCTAGATGGGCTTGGCATTAGCACTAATGTTGCCGAGTGGTGGGAGCAAAACGGTAGCGGCACACCAGGAACAATGACCGTCATTGCTTTGCTGAACGAAAACCTGACCGGAGAAGATGACGGCCTCATCACGGCTGAAATGCTAAAGTTTGTCACGGAAACCGTTAACACAGCGAAGCGAGGCAGCATTCACTTCAATGTTCAGCTGGGCATTGCGCTAGATGAAGAATTTGCGCTAGCGGCTGGCTGCAGCCCTTCTTATGGCATTTTTGACACAGGCTTTAGTGAACAGGGCGTGGTACCCGACGAGGCAGAAGCCGACCTTGGCACATACAACGCCGCACACCGCATTGACTGCCGTGAGCATGACGCGATTTTTAATGGCGTACTGCCTGAAGAATTTGAAATTGAAGGGCGGCTGGCCGGTGGCTCACACCAGCTGGTTATATCTGATTATTCACTAATGGGAGTGGCCTAATGGCACTGAAACTTCAGTTCACCCAGCAGGGCCTTGCCGCGTGCCTGGACGCACAAAGCAAAGGCCTGAAAGCTGAGATTACACACATGGCGTTTGGTGACGCAGCTTACAACCCAATCCAGAACCAGACGCAGCTTAGCAACGAGCGTGAGCGCATTGAGATTAATGACTGGCAGGACGGCGGCCAGAACATGCGCATGGCTGGCGTGTTCGATGGCGAGCTTGAATACGCGATTCGCGAGATTGGAATTTTCCTTTCTGACGGCACATTGCTTGGTGTGTACTCACAGTCTGGCAAAACGCTGGGCTACCGCACGCCCGCTGTTAAGGTCATTCAGTGGTTCACGCTTAACTTAAGCGCACTACCAACCAACAGCGTTACCGTTGTGGTGGGCGCAGAAAACCTGAACTTGGTACTGGATGCTGAGTTTATCGCTGCAGCGGCATCGTTCCTGAACACTGGCGCTGCAATCATCAAAAACGCTCACTGGAATATGCAGTTAAGTGAGCGCATTCGCACTATGGAGGGCTCGCTGTGAGCACTATCGCTGAACAAATTGAAAACCTAAAGGCCGCATCGGTCGAACAAACCCAAGCATCCCAGCAGCTAGCTCAGGAAGTAGCCGGCAAAATGGGCGACATTGACCAGAAAGTTAACCAGTCCATTCAGCAGGTCGAGCAGACCTACGATGAAAAGGCGAGCGGCTTAACTATTATCGCTACAGATGGCTACAAAAAAGCCGTTGAAAGCGCGAGTGGCGGCAAGAACACAGTTGTTTATGATGCGCAGGGCAACCCTAACGTCATGGTGGTTGTGCCTCGCTTCAACGTAGAAGACCTTGGGCTTACTGAATTGGACCTTGGCAGCGGCACTCACCCAGCTTTTCAAACCAACGGCGCGCCCCGCTCTGAAATTCTGGTTGGCAAGTTCTTGGCGTCCAACGCTTCTGGCGGCACTGCAGTAGTTGGCGGCGTTCAGCCTCGCGTGAGCGTGAACTTTGATACAGCCAAAAACTTCTGTACGCAGAAGGGTGATAACTGGCACTTAATGAGCATTCACGAGTGGGCAGCTATTGCGCTTTGGTCGCTCGCTAATGGCACCGTACCGCGCGGAAACACCAACTACGGCCGAAGCCATGAGAACAACTGGGAAACAGCACCACGCGCCGATGGCGGCATTCCTGGCGACACGGATGGAGCGGCGCGCACGGACACAGGCAAAGGCCCTGCTGGCTGGGGTCATGACCATACCGACTTTGGCATTCAAGACCTGGTAGGAAACGTGTGGGAATGGATCGATCAGATGAAACTGCAGGACGGCCGAATCATTACCACGCTGGACAATAACCCATCAGTTGCAGAGGCTAACTGGACGCCTCACCAGGCGTATTATGACTCAACATCCGAGACTGGCGGCAGCCCTATATTGAACTCCACAGTAACTAACCGTATGGGTGATCTCGGGGATGATGCGAACTCTGGAAACACCAACTCGATTGACTTCCGGAGCATGTCACAAGACCCAAATTACACGCCTATTCAGTTGCTGCGCCGCTTACTGCTGGAAACGGCGACAGACCAGACTGTTGGCGGTCGATTGTACACGCGGAACTATGGCGAGCGTCTCCCGCTGCGTGGCGGCTCTTGGCACCACGGCTCGACTGCTGGGCTGGGGGCTTTGGGCCTCCGCAGCTCCCGTTCTAATTCGTTCAGCTTCATCGGGTTTCGCCCCGCTTTCTTTGTGTAACTGAGCATTGTGTTTTGTCTGCCGCGCGGTAGCGCGGCCTTTTTAAAAAGGTGTAGTAAAGGATGTCG